GTAATTGCGTAAAAACTTATCCAAATCGCCGTATAGATTCACCAGCATGGCTTCCCGACTGCCAAACATCACAAGATCCACTGGTATCTTTTTCTTACCCACAATATAGTAGGGCATCTGCAATTTGCGATCCAAGGCCAACACATGAGTCATTGTGATGCGAAACGGTTCCAGTGAGTAGTGATGATGTTCGAGATTCAAGTGCTCGCAAAATATTTCGTAGCCACGATCGGTCAATCTAAGTCCACCGCCTGAACGTAGATTAGCCCACCATGTGGCATAGGCATCTTCCACAGTTACACCAAGATGTTCTGGCAGTTCGGCTACCAGCGTTTGGGTCAGTAGCTTTTTGTCACGCACATCAAGGATATACCTGAAGGCCTTCTTTCAGCAACACCACTGTGAACTTGTCAGTCTTAAATTGTGTATTGAGTTTTTTGGCAAGATTCTTTGCATGACCAGGATTGGAAAAACTTACCTTTTTATATTTAGGCCCAGGATACTGGACCAGGAGGTTGGAAGTTTTGAGATTGATTGGTTTAGTATCATAAAACACAGCCCACACACCCTCGCTGGCCAACACCTGTTCACTCTTGTAAGTGGTTCGGTTTGTTTGCTCTATAATAACACTGGGCTTGGGTCTGCTCATCATTAAACTCCTACATTTATTTATCTCTAAATATATGCAGTTTTAGAATTTGCCACCAGTGATTTGTACATCAATGACTTCATCTGCGTTATTTGTTTGTTTATCTTGTAAAACTAGCAGTAGTTTCGTTATATCAGCGTGTAGATCTTTGGCATCCTTCATGGTCATCATAAAATTTTGCGAACCTTTGGCATCAAATCCTTGTAGTCGTTCGACAAATCTTTGTATGTGTATCATCGTAAAAACTGCTTTAATTCAGGAGGTGTCCATCCCACTGGCTTGAGTACTTTGCCGTCTTCACGCTTGCGTACTTTACCAGTTACCCTATCGATCTTGGCAAAGTTAGTGCCCATGACTTCCTTCCAAGCTCCTTCACCATCAGCACCCATCGAATGTATTGCTCCGATCGTTACAACTAATATATCAATCAAGGCATCTAGTACTTCAACGTCGTCGGCCTTGGCCAGGGCTTCACCAAGTTCAGTTACTTCTTCGGTGATCAGTTTGACATACATCATAAACTGATCTAAATTGTGCTCGTCGACGGTCTGTTCGCAGGCACGCATAAATTTTTCTTGATCTCTAAATAGATTGGTCATTGGCTAAATCCTTGGTATAAAATGGTCCACGATAAGGATATCGTTCTAGTACAATGAGTTTAGGGTCTTGCACAGTTTTCCATGCGCGACCTTTTTTCACTGAATACCATCCAGCAGCAAACCATGATTTGCTTTTGTTGGTCTTGGTATAAATTGGTAGCCTATGTCGAACATCCCACACAGGATTATGCACACGACCTTGAGCAGGATATCCGTGAACCAAACTAACGTCCGGTTTTGTCGATGTTGGTACAGGACGTTCAAATCGAATTTTAAATCGTTCTTCGACCAGGCTGATAGTTTTGTATTGTGCAATTTGATTGTTGAATCTTACTTGGTATCCATCGGCACAGGCTTCAACATTTCCAACCTTGCGATTGTCTTGTTGTAAAATCCAAAATTCATTGTCAATGACTGGTTTCGCTACTAACATTTTCAAGTACTCCTTTGTAAGTTTCATTCATCCAACGACCAAATTGATCTGCCGCATCACTGCATTTGTTCAATTCAAACTTGCCACAAAATTGCATAAATCTAACTCCTACCTGTCCTACGTCTTTGTGACTTATTTGTTCACAGATGGCTGCATCAACTTGTTGTTTGATTTCCGCAGGTTGTGCAGTGAGATCAATCAAGGTACGGTTGCGTTCGTAATCATCCAACACACGGTGTTCTACACCATCTGGATCAACCCATCGTTGCAGCATGAGATTGTTCCAAGAATATCCTTGTCGGTCTCTGTCTCCAAAGGCCTCGCGGAGACCAACTTTATTCTTTGTGCCTTTCTCACGTACTCCAGGATACGCACTGAATACATTGTCTGAGCTATCTCCACGCATACACTTCTCGAATAGCAACCAGGCCGGATCCGGACAGGCTTTTGCTTGTTTAGTTTTTTTATCAATGACAGGTCGACCTTTGGCATCAAATATTCCTTCTAAAGTCAACAATTCGTCAGTTATGCCATTGTACTGTTTTACATTGGTGGCCAATAACTGGACAAAATCTGTGTCACTTGATATGATAATGTGGTCGTCCGCAGGATGTAGTGCGATCCAACGTGCTATAATATCGTCTGCTTCTGCAACAGGATGACGAATAACGCTACAGTTGGTTCGTGTAGACAAATATTTAGTCAGCTCATCATAGCCTTCCCAAAACATTTTGTCTTCTTCAGCTTCAGCTTCGGTCAATGCAGCTCTGGCCACTGCACGATTGGCTTTGTATGGTTTGTAAATGTCTTTGCGCCAGCTTCGACCTTCTAGTGCAAAAACCACATGATCTGCTTCAAATCTACGAGCAACCTTGTTGGCAGCCATCAGCGTGATATGCAAGGCAAATCCTAGTTTTTCCCACGGATCGCTAGCGCGAAACGCACCGTGTCTTGCACGAAAAAACATATTGGCTGTATCAATCAGCACATATCGCATAAAACACCTTAAATGAAGTTATTGACAATAACGTATTTTAACATAAAACGGTGGAAAAAGCTATGACCTTCTCGTCCAAAATGCCAAGAATTGGGTGCAACTGTGTCAATTCCTTGTTTTCGGATAATATAATCAAATGTCATTGTGGGATCGTAGGGTGCAATGTAGCACATATCCCACACTTTTTGTTGTGAATCTGGAATTTGAGAAAAATCATTGTTGCCATTAAAGAACACATGACGAATGTTTTGTGCCTGTAATTCTTTGTGAAATTCCCAGATTTCTTTGTGTGCAGATTCTGTTCGTTGTTGCCAATTGATATTCACAATATATTCTCGGTATTGTTGTTGATGACTGACCGGAACATGGTCAATGCCAGAGGCATTAATCTGATAATATGTTCCATCAATTACCCATTCCTCACGTTCCCAAGTTGACCATTGTATGATAACTAAAACATCATTATTGCTTGAGCGATCGGCCAACCATTCGCGGGTAGTCCGCATTATTCTTGTGTTACTACTTGCACTTTCGGCCGCGCAATGAAATCCTGATCGCAGTGTTAAACTCAGTAGTTTCCCCCAACTAACTGCTAAATTATCTGGGTGCGCTGACCGACCCATATAAAAATATTGACTATCGTCTTCAGCAAATGCATACGGATTTACAGCTTCTGCTGCCGCAGCGTGACTGTCACCATTGATGTACAGTATCATAATAATTTATTTTCTGTTATGTATGCAATTAAAAAATCTGCCCAGGCTTGATGCCCGGACTCGTCAAAATGATACCAATTATCAGTGGCATATCCTTGATTAGTAAGGTACCAATAATAACTATAATCGTTTTCATATGGATAAGCATATTGTAAATTCCAATTTATTTTTTTATCGTCACTGACGTTAAAAAAATTGTACATACAATTAAAAAACAAATGCGGAATTTTTTTATCAACTAATTCGCAATGAAAGTTATGAATTTTTTTATGCCACTCATTGGATTTTAAATTTACTAATTCAGGTGTTTGTGCCGACACCCAGTGTTTATATTGTTCTGTGAGTTGTTCTGGAAGTTGATCATACCCAGAACTATTTATATTATAAAATTTTCCCTGATACTCCCATTCTTCTCTTTCCCATGTGCTCCACCCAATTAAAATTAGCCCAACCGTTGAATTTTTATCTAAAAATTCTTTTGTAGTTCTAATTATTTTTGTATTACTTGCCCCAGGTGTAGCGTCGTTGCGTAATCTTAAATTATAATATTTTGCTACCTTACTAGCATATGTTTCTCCAGACTTGATAAGTCCTATTCCCGCGGTATGACTATCACCATTGGCATACAACATCATTTTGCGCTGGGTCCGCCCGTATCGTCTGGTATTTGATCCATAAAACCTTCTTTGGTTAATCGACTTTTTAGTTCTTCGGCATGGGCCACTCGTTGTCTAAGCTCACTGCTGCTAAAACTATGATCTCTACCATTGAAATACAATTCTATATTTCTTTTGTGACAAATTTCTCGACCGGTAAATTCTTTACCTTCGTATTCAACACCTAAGATACGCACGTCAATGGGTAGAGTCAACAGCAAATCTTCGAGATCTTTTTCGGTATTGTATACCCAAACTTCGTCTACATACTTACACCCAATTAATTGTAGTTGCCGTTCTACTATGCTTTGAACTGGGCGATTTTTATTTGGTCGATCAGTGGTAGGATCATTTTGTAGTGCACATATCAAAAACTCGCAATGCTCTTTGGCTTCCCTTAGCATGGCAATATGACCTGCGTGTAACAAATCAAATGTTGATGCAGTGAATCCTACTCTTTTTGAATTAATCATTAACTTACCTCTGATCGTCCGTCACCAATATCTTTGGTTCTTATAATTCTACTGGGATTCATGGCCTGCTCTTGTTCCCAGGTTTCTAGCACCACATTACGGCAAACTGCCTGAAACCAACGATCCACTATGTCAGAATCTTTGTCGTCAGGTTTCATTTGATAACCAGCACGAATCAAATTGGCCACAAACTTGTCATTCCAGTCTAGCTCGAATGCACCTTGATGTAGATTTTCTGGATCCACATCCATGCTAAGAACATCAACCCAAGGCTCACCACGTTCGGTG